TGCTTATATTAAGGCGCGGAACGAATGGGAAGAAACCATTACCGCTGAAAACATCAAGGGCGATTTTGAAAAATGGAAAACCCTTTGTGACAGAAAAGTAGATTGTAGGCGTTTAGGTGTGCTTATTTAGGCAAGCGGCGGCGGTTCCCGGGGTTCGATTCCCCGGCTTGCTTTTCCCTTTTGGGGGATAAAATAAAAAAGGAAGGTGGTTATTTTATGAAAAAAATAGCTGGATGTTTTACAAAAATAGGAGAATCAAAAAATGGCGTTATTGTTGGAACTATTGGAAAATTGACAATTCCGACATATGAAGAAATTCTAAAAATTGCCAAATTTTACAACATAAACACGACGCCGGGCGTCTTTGGTTATCATTTTATAACCAAAGAGGGCGCCGAAAAATATAGCAATTTACCAGTAAACAATTATAACAATTTTATAGAATTTCTTGCACTGTAAGAGATAGCAAAAGCAGAAAGGGGGCGCTAATATGTGGCGCGTTAGTTGGTCTGGAAGTTTTTTGGAATTTTGCCGAACGTTTGAGACCGAGGAAGAAGCAAGGACGTTTTTTGCTTCTGTTATAGGTAAAAATAAAAAATTGTATCACAATTAGCCGGATGCGTTCCGGCTTTTTGTCGTGCGCTTTTCCTGCTTTGGTTGGCGTGCGCTCTGCTGCCGTTTTGCTTTTCGCAAATTGTCGGCGGCGTGTTTGCGATACAAAAAAACAAAAGGCTGTTTTTATCCTGCCGGATTTGTTCCGGTTTGGTTTGGATGCAAAAATACATAGTACCTTGACAACGATTTATATTAGCCGTATACTGATTTTATATATCTATGGTAAGGTTTATAGGCTCACGAGACAAAAAGCAAAATAAACACTATAGAACGTCTCACAAGGGCAAGCCTTTATTTAGTGCATCTAAAATCAGTGAAGTGAAAAACAGTGCAAAAACTGTTAATATAAATCAATTTGAAAAAATTCACCCTGCAACTATAAAAATCAGCAACCCCGGGGGGTATTAAAAAATTTGCATTATCGGGCGAAAATTCCGAAATCGCAAAAAATCTCTCTCCAACCTTGAAAATTTGAAAGGTAGGGGGGGTATCAAAATATTTTGCTTACCGGGTGTAAAAAGAAAGGAGTGTTCAGCATGAACAAAAAAACAAAAGCATTAGACAAGGAAACCTACAAAGAAATCATAACCGCAATCCGCAAAGGCTTCAATTACGGAGAACACGTATTTAAGCCAAACAAACGGCTTGCAACATTGTTGGTAGTGCAAGCCAACATCGGAGTTAGAATCTCTGATATACTGCACCTTACGCTTTCAGACGTGGTATACGAGAGCGGTCGCTATCATCTGGATATTGTAGAGCAGAAAACCGGCAAGGGAAGAAACTTCACGGTTCCAACTGAATTATTCCAATTCTTAAAGCAGTACACCGAGGATAACGGCATTGCACCAACCGCAAGAATCTTTCCAATCAGCGAAAGAGCCGTACAGAAACAATTGAAAATCGTAGCAGATTTTTTTGGAATTGACGGAATATCAACTCACAGTTTCCGGAAATTCTATGCTACGGAAATGTATCTAAATAACGATTATGATATTGAACTGGTGCGTCACCTGCTACAGCACTCATCCAGTTCCACTACGCAAAGATATATCAGTATCAGTGAAAAACGTGTTGAGAACGCATTGAAAAACCATTTGTGTATCATCTGATTGTATGGTACACTGTAAAGGTCTAAAGACAATATAATACGGCAACCATTTATTTCTCCTTCTCGGTTGCCAATTAGACAAAAAAGTAGGAGCCTTTTCCATAATTTAGGCTCCTATTTCTTATTTATTTCTTATTTTTCTTCCTTGCAACGTGTTCTAGTATGATTTTCTCTGCTTCTTCCCTTAACTCCGCAAAGTACGATACAACTTCCATAACAAACCTTGATTCGTAACCTTTTTCGTACTTATATAGTATCTTGTAATCATCTACATTGTATGATTTCCCAATATCCAAAAGAATCTTGTGATACAATCCTTTTCTCGTAAGTTTGTATTGCTTGCAAAGATACTCAAAGTTTGGTTCCATTTCTGCAATCCACCTATCTTCTACGAGTAGCGGATAGGTTTTGCGTTCCGGAATCTCTTGCTTTACCTTGAAGTACGCTTTAACAAGTTGTCGCTGCACATCCCATGATAAATCGTCTCTTAAAGACTTTACCAACATGAGATAGCCGGTTTCTGTAACAAGGATTCCAGACGGTGCTTTTTCATTGAATCCATATGTCGGTACGAAATTCGTTCCGACATCTTCTCTTGTTACAACAAAGTAATCTTCATTTTCGATAAAATGCTTTTTATTCCTTGTAAAGTTTCTCTTTGCTGTTCCCTTTGGTCTTTGATGTACTTCATCAATATCCTTAAAAGTCACAACTCTCTGACCGTCATACTCTCTAATTTGCATTTCGGTGTTCTCAATGGTAATTACTTCGTTCATTAGCAAGCACCACCTTTCTCTGGGAAGAAATCAATCTTTCCGTTTGTCAGAAATTTAGCACAGTATGAAAATCCTGCAATGAACGATGCTTCTTGTACATCTGCTATGCCATCGCGAATTGATTCATCTATATTCTGAAACAGGCTCGGGTTTAATATGTCTCTCAAACGAGCAATGGCGTCTTCCGCTGTTTCCCAGTTCTTGTTGATAATACAAACTTCCTCGGAATTGTTCATGTCTTTTGTGTCCATAAAGTTCCGATAAGCAATTTTTAATAATTCTTCCATGTTTTTTCCTCACTTTCAAATAATGTTTGATTTTCTGTAAGAGGTATGCTATAAATATAAATAGACATATCTCTTGTTTGGTGTGTCATTGTAGCGGTTTAGGTCTGTCAAAACTTTCAAACCGCTACTTTTTTTGTAAAAGCAAATGTATCCCTTGTCGCATTGCTTCACCTTTGGTTATCTTGTGTTCCTCGCAGTATTTTTTTAACTTTCGTTCAGTTTCACTATCAAGGCATACACTAAACCGTTTAGTTTTTGGGTCATTCACTTTGGGTCTTCCTACTGTGCTTATTGTTTTTCACCCCTTTCTAATTTTAATCACACCTTTATTATATTTATATCACACCAAAAAGTCAACCCCTAAATGCAAAAAAATAGAGACAATATAAAATTATACTGTCTCTATCCAATAAATCTAGTTATCAAGCATTTCATTTACTCTCTGCATATTATCTCCAGTATCATACACAATCACGCATGACCTGCCAAAATAAAAAACTGCTAAGAATATAACGCAAATCAAAATAACTATCAAAAGTCTTTTCCACATATTTTCCCCTCATTCTATTTTATCAAAAACCTAAAAATAAAAATATTTAGCAACCCAATCACAATAACAACCAAATCATCAATGATGTATTTGGTTTTCCCATTCCTTATTAAATCAATTATCGCCAATAACATAGCAAGAACGGCAAGTGAATATCCAGGTGTTGGAAATAATATTGATATTCCGCAAATTACTGCACTGACTATTCCAAGCGGAGAATGTTTCTTTTTTACATACATGGGATTTCCACAATTTGGACATTTGTTTGCATTATCACTTATTTCTTTCCCACACTCCGGACATTTAATCAAAGCCATGAGCAATCCCTCCTCTTTTATTTTTGATTGTATATTATCATATTTGACTATATTTGTCTATAATGCAGTTCTTAATGTTTGGAATACATTGTTTGTTATGCTAATTATTTCATCTGCGTATGTTGCCAAAAAGTCGCAAAACATTTCTTCCTGCTCCAAAGTCATATCAATTCCGTATGAAAACATTGCGCTATGGCATATCTCATGTAGCAAAACTTTGCGTAAAAAACCGCCACGCAAAATATTTGATATATAAATTGTTTGATTATTTCTATCGCACATTCCGCAAGTATAACTTCCGTCACTTCTTTGTAGCATATTGCTATACGGTGATACTGTTACTATATTCCAAACAAAACCATTCATAGTATACAATTTAACCACTCCAATCAAAAAGGGGCAATTACGCCCCCTTAATTTGTTTTTGTTAAAACTTCTGCAACAATGTTTGCATTTTGGTTTTAAGTAAATTTTTTTCTTCCTGCGAACTATCCGCAATCATTTCCGTAATGTCTTTTGATAATTCACCCATGTACTTTTCTAACTCTTTCATTTTGTATTGCTTATCCGCCGGTGTGTCTGCTTTGTGCATTTCTTTTGATTCCATGTAAGACATACGGCTCATTCCGCTTCTGCCCTCTCTGGAATCTCTCATCTTCATGTTTTTATCCATCCCGGTATCAGTGTAATACATGAGACCGTCTCTGTTTTTATCCATATCTCTGTACCATTCCGGGTCATGTTCCCGGTACATTTCCGGTGTCATATGATAATATGGTTCGTCATATCCTCTACGGTACGTTCCACGTCCTTTCGGAGCAAATCTTCCGTCAGCGTATCGGTATTTGTCATAAAATCTTCTTCCGTCTCCGTAACGCTCAAACATTTCAAGCGTTTCCTCCAAGTTTGATTCATCCATTGCCTTTGTCAAGGTTCTGTAGTACATTGCTTCCGACAAATCTTTCATCATGTCTACTACTTTTCCCATTTCGCAAGTATCAACATTTTCGATTCCAGATTCCATTTCGCTTTTGGCACATTCGGAAAGTTTTTCAATCATACAATGCATTCTTTTAATATCCATCTCAATCACCTCCACCGGTTGTAACAATAGTTCCGTCACCGTTTATTGCATTTAATCTGTTGTCTGGGGCGCAAGCAATTCTTCCAAGCAATTTGAAAACCCCGCTATTTGACGTGGTTTCAACTCTTGTACTGTATTTTGTTCTTGTTCTGATACTACAAGCCGTTGCCTGCGTACAATCACATTTTGTCAGTGGATAAAGTACCGTACCAGTTCCAATCTGGATATATACCGGAGCAGAGATTGTTGTTTCTGCCGGAATGCTCTGTGCCACAACAATGCAATATTTTGAACCATCGTTATAACTTCCTTCCGGGATTTGGATAACAAGACCAGTACCGGCAGTAAAATTTACTGCCTGACTTATAATCAATTTCTTGCAAAGTTTGCATACGTTTTTACAATTACTCATAATCTACCTCCTAAAAATCAATATGGGATAAGCCATAGACCTATCCCATAGAGTAATAATCAGCCTAGTTCGGCGAGTTTTTCTGATATTCTGTTTTGATTCTTCTGCATATTAGCAACAACCGCAACCGTTGTTAAGACCTACTCCATAAGCGGACTGGTAAGGTGAGCAAGTGATGTAAGCTGGTACGGCAGTAGGTCGCAACTGGCTTACAAGATACTGGTTCTGCTCTGACTGTGAAGCCGCCAATTTAAGGTTCTGATTTTCAGTCTGCAAAGTAGACAATTTGTCGTTTACAAGGAAGTCAAGGATGCTTCTTGTGTTTGCGTTCTGATTTTCGATAATATCTCTTGTATTGTTGCACATAGAGTTCTGGAGTGCGTTTGTCTGCGTTGAAATGTTGTAATTAACGCCCTGAATAGCTTCTCTTGTTGCACAGCAGCAGTCGGAAATCTGATGAGATACGTCATTGAATCCCTGCTGGTTCTGAAAACCAAGCGTACAGATTGAGTTATCAAGAGTTTTGAAATTGCTGTTGATTGTGTTGTTCAGCGCATAGTTACTGTCTGCCAGTCCGTATGTCTGCTGGTCGAGTTTGCTAATGAGAGTCTGCTGGTCTACTGCGGCTCTAACATCTGCCTGTGTAGCACAAGGAACGGATGCTCTGTCACCGCCGTTGCCGTAACCGCCGCCAAATCCATTACCCCATCCGCCAAAAATAGCAAACAAGATAATCAAGACCCACCAGCCGTTTCCATCGCCCCAGCCGTCTTTGTTGTTTCCTGTCACTGCCGCAATATCGGCAAGACTAGGTGAATTTCCGTTAAACATTTTGTTTACCTCCATTGTTTTATTTACAAATGGGAAACTAGTTTTAAGCGCACAACCCAAAATGTACTAACGTAAATTGCATCTTTGCATAATTGATTTTCTTATTTCATCCGGTGTAGTTCCTTTTTCTTTGCAGACGTTTTCTGCAAATTCCTGTAATCCTTTTGAATCTCCATTTCTATACATCTCAATAGCATTTTTCGCCATAGGGTTACTCATAACTTCATTGTTTTTTGTAATTTCTTCTAAAAATTTCTGTGGATTTCTCATTGCTTTCATAAAACTAATTGGATTAAGCATCTGTATCACTCTCCTTTTTAGTCGTAGTCGAAGATTTAGTGCTTCTAGTCGAAGATTTAGTCGAAGTTTTAGTCAAAGACGATTCCAAGTTAGAGATTTTGTTTTCTAACTCATCAAATCTTTTCATAATTACTTCCGTGGCTTCTTCTGATATGCCTATTTTGCTTTTTGATTTGTCTTGTGTCGGATTGTTAGGCTCTGTATCTAAAACTGGCTTAAACGTCAAAATATGAGTTCTTCCATTTGCAAGCCATTGTTTTCCAAATATTTCTGTTCCGTCTGCTTTTGGAAAATAATATATATTCCCATCCATCGGAATGTCTGTTGCTTTTACAACGTCAATGCTATCAACAACTTTTCCAATAAAACTTGTCTGTTGTGATGTTGCCTGCATTTGAGAGTTCTGCATAGGTGGTTGTAAGTTCTGCTGACAATTTTGCAAAAAGTTCATTCTTTCTGCGTATGGATTTTGAACATATCCATTATTCATCGGATAAAAGTTCTGATAATTTTGCATCCGGATTCTCCTTTCTTATTTTACCAATAACATTTTCAAACACGCTAACGGCTGTAGCCTGCGTTCCAATAGGTATTTTCTGCATTTCATTTTCGCTAAAAATCATTTCAAGAATCTCGTCTTTGAACATATCAATCACTCCTTACAATTAAAACTTACACCAAAAAAAGACGGATGAACCGTCAGAAATCATTCAAAATTTATTCATATGTATTATTGGAAACAATGCTCTTTTCTTATAATCACGTACTTTGTTTAGTGTAAAACAATGTATTAAATTATTTACACCATTTATACACCATTTTCCTAAAAAATATAGTTATTTATAGATATTTATGCGAAAGTTAAAAATCCTCTATGTACCGAAAATAACGCATTTTCGCCTTTTTGAACATTTCAATTTTCAAAGGCGGCGAGATGGTAAGAGTTTTTATAACCAACCATTTTTCGGTACTTTTAAGCGTTTTGTTTTTTAACTTACACCAAATTTACACCAAATACACCGTTTTACATAGCAATATATTGTTCCATTTCTTTCGCAACATCATCCGGTTTCTTATGGGTATACACATCTAATGTCGTAGAAATATCTGAATGTCCCATTACTAATTGCAATGTTTTTACATTCATACCTTTTTCAACCATGCGGCTACAGAATGTATGCCTTAACACATGAGGTGTTATTTGCGGTAATTCTCCAAGACCAAGTTCAATATGCTTTTTTCGGACTTCTCTCATTGAACCCTCTAAATTTCTTCTTGTTTTTGGAAAACCCAAGTGGTTTATGAAAACAAATCCAGTATATCCGTCAATTGCATATTCTACTTTAGTTCTAATTTCTGTTCTTTTATGCATAAATGCTTTTCTTGTTGCGTCATTCATGGCAAGTATACGGCTCCCTGCTTTTGATTTTGGTGGAAGAATAACGTATTTCCCATCAATTCTATGTAATTGCTTATTTACATTTATTCTTCTGTTTTTGAGGTCTACGTCCTTAAATGTAAGTCCATATAATTCACTTACCCTAATTCCGGTATTCAAAAGAATCACCACATCATCATAAATATGTCGAAACCATCCATGACTGGAAATAAATTCAATATAATGATTTTCCTCTTCTTCACTCATCGAAAATCTTTGTTTTGAATCGTTTTCGATTATGTTCGATAAAGTGAATAGAAATGGATTTTTGACTATATAATCATCCTCAACTGCCATTTGAAAAGCCGGTTTCAAAAGTGTTTTTGCATTTTGAACCGTTCCATACGAATATCCCATATTGCTTAAGGTAATCATATATCGCTTTGCCAACGATGTTTTTATGTCTTTGATTGGAATATCCAATATCTGTATCTTGTCAAGCATATTTATTAGGTATCTATACTTTTGTTCTGTTGTTATGCGAACCTTTTTTAACGATAAATACCTATCTATCAGTTCCCGGACTGTTATTTTGTTACTTTCCCAAGAAACACCAGATATTATTTCTGTTTTTGTTACTTGTAACTCTTTTTGTCGTAGTTCGTTTAATGTTCTGGCATATATTGTTTGACGCTTCTTTGATAAATCAGTCCATCGGTACATATAAGTGCCGTCAGTTCTTTGGCTTTCTCCTTTCTCTAATACTCTTCCTTTGTTATCTTTTCTGCTTGGCATACACATTCTCCTTTCTTAAAGAAAAGAGCATTGTTAAAGGATAATTATATCACTAACAACGCTCTATAGCAAATAATAGGTACTTATAGAAAGTTACAAAACCATTGTTCTGTCAAGATATTCTTCCATCTTTTTCCTTTTTATAAGGTTTTTTCTTCCTATAACAAGAACAAGTTCATTTCTGTTTTCATTCACGATTTCCCTCATTCTATCCTTTCCAATATTAAAATAAGCGGATGCTTCTTCAATAGTAAGGTTATACTTTTCGCATACTGGAATGTCTTTCTTCACTTCCATCATCTCCTTTGCCTTATTTATTTTCCAATCAATCCTTGATACTCTTCTTATGACGGTTGATTCCGACATATTGCATTTTATTTCTATTTGTCTTAATGTATAGCCTTTTGATATGCATTTGAATATTTGTTCTTCATCTTCGGTAAAATTGCAAATTTTTTCAATTTCATCAAGTTCCGGCTTAGTCAATGAGGATAAATACTTTCCTAATCTCATAAGCCTTTTCCTTTCATTCTATAATTTTTTGTTTGGTTTATTGGCTTCGTCAACCAACGCAATCAAAAACTCCTGCGTTTTTCTCGGAAGTTCACTATGCTTGATTTCCGCAATTACTTCTCTATACTGTTCTTCTGATAATCTTTCCATGGTCTGTTACTCCTTTTATAATATAATATTCCGCTCTCTTGTAGTTCTTTCCTTGCTTCTTTAGCTTTTTGTGAACGTGCTTTTTCTAAATTCATCTGATAGTGCTTTTCGCATACCTTGTATCCATCTTTTACTTTTCCACCGCAAAAACAACACAAGCCGTTTTCAATCCATGTTTTCTTTTTGGTGCTATCCTTTGCTATTTGCCTATTTCGGCTTTTCTCCCTGCATATTCCACAAGTCAAGTACCCGGAATCGGCTTTTCTCTTACGGCACCGTGGACAAATACCTTTTTCTATGTCCTGCTTATATGTAAGTTTCGCCCATTCCTTGTGTTCTTGATTATATCTCTTTCGTGCTTCTTCGCTTTTGTTTCTTCGATTATTACATTGTATTGATTCATTTGCACGGCATTCCGGACATGATGATTCACTGCTGCCGATTGGAACCTTTCTGCAAATCGGGCATATACCAACTTCTTTATAGCATTGTTTATTTCTTCTATCGTTCTCCGACTTTTTACTGCGGCAACTTATACATCGTACACCGTCTCTGTCTAGTGGCTTTCCACAATCAATGCAAAGTCCGTTCTCCTTTCTTCTATCGTACAATCGTTTTTGATAGATATTACTCAAATAAACACCTCACTCATCCTCATCTGATTTAAGGATTCGGACACCGCATTTCTCTCTTACTTTCTCTATGTACCAATCAACATTAAACTTTGTTGGGTCTTCATCCATCTTTAATGATTCAACGGATATACGTTCAATAAGCCGATTGATTCTTTTGTTTCCAAATCCAAATTCTTCGCAAAGTGCAAGAAACATAATCCCGGTAGCAAGTTCAAATCCCTCATTCTTACCAGTTATATATGCCCTTGCCATAAGTTTTGTTTGTGTTGGCTTACCGCCGGTCAATTTCTCCTGCACACGTTTTTCTCTCCTCATTGCTGCTCTTTTGTTTACTGCCATGTTATCCGTCCTTTCTAGTATTTTTACTTAGTCACTTGTTTTTGAATTATTATTCATGCCACCTGCTTTTACAATCTCGATTGCTTTATTTAATCCGTTGCAATAACAACAATGACTTTCATCCTCTTTGCAAGTAGGAAGTTCACAAATGGAACATTTTTCGCTTTCATCTTCCAACTGCTCTACAACATTGTCCACATCATAATCAACACTTGCATTTTCAAGATACTTCATCAATTTTCATCCAATCACTCCTTTCTTATAATTCCATTAAGTCAATTGCTTTTTCTCGGAAATTAGCAATCATTTTCGGATTCCGGCCGCTTTCGTTCATCAATGTCTTTACCAAAGATTCATTTACGACCAACGAATCTACACATTTATGTTTGCCTTGACATAATCCGTTATCATAGCATTCCCCGCAACACTCTGGCAAACCATCTGTGTTATTACATATTCTCATTATCTTCTCCTTTCTTGATGTATATAAATTTTGAACCGTTTTTTGTCCAACATACTATTGCGTTAGGAATTTGCTCGCAATCATCCATTCCATCAATATACAATCCATAAGCCGGTCTATAATCAACTATGGTTTCTGAAACAAGAGATTGTGCTTCTTTCAACATATCACTATATGTCATTTTTTCTCCATTTTTCTCAATCTTTTCCGCCCACAAATCTCGCTCATATTTTAGATGCTTGATAAATCCGTCAAGTGTATCAATATCACTAAAATATATTTCTGCTCTGACCGTAGACATTGACTGCTTTAATTCATCGTTGCTTACATTGTGACCTCTTGGAAATTTTTTCTTACTGTCCAAGATTGCAAACATCAAACCGTTCTTAAAATTTGGATGATGATATGCGGTTAAAATCTTTGTTCCCAAACCCATCATTATTGGATATTGTCTTTTAAACATTTATTTGCTCCTTTCTCCGTCAACCCTTTTAAACTGTTCACAAGAAACATTTAATAAACAACCGCATTTTTCAACTTCCATTCCTCCCCAATATGTTTTGTACCTGTAGGAATTTTTACACTTGAAACAAAACTCTTTACCGCTGTTTACCTTATAACTCGTTTTCTTATCTCCTAATTTCTCTTCCAAATTTCTGTTTACTCTTTCTAGGTCTTTGCACTTATTCTTTAATTCTTTAAAATCGTCAAGCAACTTGCTATACTTCTCCTTGCTTAAAATCTTCATCCAATCACTTCCTTTCTCAAATAATCCATATATCCCTTTGATACGCTTAACACATAGATAGAAATTGCATTTGTCATTCTTTGCAAGAAATCATCATCTTCCTTGTAATCTTCGTATGACTTGAAAACAACTTCTTGAATCTGTGCGTATTGTGCTTTGCCTTGGCTGTTAATATAAGAAGTTAAATCCATGACCTTTCCAGTTTTTATTTTTGATTCTAGGTACTGCGTCAATTCAATTTGACCGTTAATCTGTTCCAATATCATCACCTGCTATCTATGTTTGATTTAAACAACTTTTCCACATATAAGTCCATTGAATGACACAACTTAACGCAATTACCGTGTGATGCATGATTTTTCCATGCATTATATTTCTCATAAAATTTTGTTTCAGTCATTCTTTCGGACTTAACGAGTTTTACCCACTTTCTTATCTTTTTATGGATTTTTCGCTTATTTTCACCTTTTAGCCTGCGTATATACTTTCCATCCTTAGTTATGTAGTGGTGGAACCCAAGAAAAGGTATTCCACACTTGAACGGAACAATTTGCGTTTTACCGTTTAGCGTCAAACCAAGGCTTTCTACAAAATGATTTATGAAATTAAGACACCATTTCAAATATTCCTTATCATGGTGTATCAAATAGAAATCATCCATATATCTTCCATAAAGATTGATTCCAAGCTCTCCAGTAACCATATGGTCTAATCCGTCAAGCATAAGCAGAGCATATATTTGAGCCACTTGGTTTCCTAATGGCACCCCGATACCATCTGTGCTATCAATAAGCAAATGGTTAAGCCACATTGTATAATTGTCCGGGAAGTAATAGTCAACTATATCTTTTAATATCTCGTGGTCGATACTATAAAAGAATTTAGTTACATCACATCTCAAAATCCATCCATCTAACTTATGTTTTTGGTAAAACTCTAACATCTGTTTTTTCAGACAATCCATGCCGAACAATGTTCCTTTGTTTTTCTGCCCGGCATAGTTTGTCTTGATAAACTGGTTTTCCAGTCTTGGATGTAAAATCGTATCAGATAAGCAATGCTGAACAACCTTATCCTTAAACGAACAAGAACGTATCAATCGTTCTTTAGGCTCGTAAACCTTAAATTCGTTATATGGATTCATCTTGTAGGTTTTGTTTTTCAACTGCTCTAGCAAGATATGAACGCCATCCAGGCTCATTGTTTGGAATCTAGCACAACTTTCATTGCGCCTTTTACCTGCCTTAGCACGTTTATAAGCGTTATAAAGGTTCTCAAAATTGCATATAATACTTTTATCATCCATAATATAAACTCCTTTGTATTTATCCTTTTAGGAAAGGTCATGTGCTTTTCTGTATCTTTCTCTGATTTCGGCTTAATGCCTACTCTAACTGTCTGTTTGTCACAGAATGGGCGCACGCCGTTGTTGTTGTTGCAATTGTTGTTGTTGATGTTGCCGGACGGCGAAACAACCGATTAAGCAGCGCATAACCTATGATTTTATCTTTCTTTGTCTTTTGTTCTCCATGCGATTGCCATATGCTTTACATCGCATACCATTTTCGACCAATGACCGACACATTTATGTTGATTAGTCCTAAACTGTTTGATAACTCTATGTAATACAAGAGTTCATCACAATGTGTTATTGCTCTTGTCTGCAACTCTAATCGTTCTCTCTTATATGCTTTTATATCTGTCCTATTTGCTTCAAGCAAACATTCGTAGATTTCAAGCGACTTGTTCTGCATCTTGTCCACAAGAGAAAATCTAAATTTCTTTGGATAGTGATTACAATTCGACGTCTTTTCCAAAGTGTACTTTGCTAAATCTTTTGCTTTTAGAATTACAGTAAGTTCTTTACTTGCCATTATCATCACTCCGATTCAAAGAGATTAGGTGAAAAGATACAAAGCGGGCGCACGCCGATGCCGCTGATGCAATAGTCGTAGTTGATGTCGCCGGACGGCGAAACAACCGATACTTGCGTTTCATATCCGTTGCAAGGTGTACTCCAAGGAGTGAGCAGCCACCACCACTTGTCAATGTTAGGAATCAACTTTCTGTATTGTCTGTAATCGTCAACAGAAAGAAGAGATACATAATCCGTGCAATCTCCATATTCATTCTGTCCATCAAGAGATAATAAATCTCTTCCAAACGGAAGAATATTTTTTTCCATAATCTCATCAGCAATTTTCTTATAAAAATCGTTATTGAGATATTTACGCAAACTACTTGATTTCCAATTATTTGTTTCCGAATCAAAAGTTCTGCTTTCCTCTAATACATCTGAAAGACAAACATATCCGCAAGGTTTGATGTCAAGGATTCTCCATTTTGTTCCGGCAACTTCAAAATAATCGCCGACTTTCAATCCAGTAAGCCGTTCTTTCATATTTTCACTTTCCAATTTATCAATCCGCTTTTCAAGCATTTCAACTCTTTTTTCTAAGTCCATATTATTCTCCTTTCGATACAAAGATATTAGATTTTAAGATACAGAATGGGCGCACGCCGCAGTTGCCGTTGCAACGGCTGCGGATGAAGTAGCCGGACGGCGAAACAACCGAAATGTAATACTCCCATCCTCTTTCAGCAGTAGACCACGGAGTAAGTGTCCAATAGTAATCTGGCAAATCTTCATTCACAAGCAAATCATTGTATTCTCTTGCTTCGTCAAAAGTAATAGGGCGAATGTCGCAAATACAATCATTAAACTCGCTCTGATTGTCAACACTTGTCAATGCTACAGAATGTTCAACAAGGTTTCCGGCACCTATATTTTCTAAAATTATAGGTCTGATTTCTTCTTCAATATACCGTTTCAAAGCAGATTTGTTATAATCTTTTGTATTTTTGTCGAACTGAACATTTTCCGCCATAAGATTTTTGGAGATTACGTTTGTCGTTTCGTAATTCTGCTCCAAAACAATAAATTCATGTTCTCCAATCATAAATGTTTCGCCCGGTTTCAATGAACCCAAAATAACCTTTTCCTTTTTCTCTTCGCTCTTCAAAATTTCAAGAGCCTTTTCAACTAATTTAATTGCTTCTTTCATTTCAATACCTCCGTTGATTTCAATTTTTTACTGCGATTTTGCACATCATTAAAAATTGCAAAAATAATCTCATGCGATAATTTAGTTGCATATTTTTCTCCTATTGCAATGCCAGTTTCTACAAACTCTTTCCACCAAGAATCATCATCTTCCGGGTAGTAATATTTCTTACGCCAATTCCAAATATCAGTCCACATATGCTGTTCTTCTGGAATCTGCGATGCATTTACGCTTCCCATATAAACACCACCTAACTAAATATTGAATTATCGTAGTCCTCGACAAATCCACCGCTTTCATTATCCCAACCAAGACAAATATTCAAATCATCGTGGTCTCCGTAGATTCGTTTGGACTTTTCATCGTAGTGTACTTTCCAACCTCTGTATGAAGTTCTTCCAAATACACGATTTTTAGTAACCGAAATTATTCTCGGATAATTTTCCATCGTATTCTCATCTTTATTTACGTTGTAGTGAATAATCACTCCTGCCGAATTGACAATATCTGAATCCCCACGAATCGAATCGTCCATATCTTCATCATCAATTCCGCTATCTTTCCTCTTGTGTGCAACTAAGATAATACAAACATTGTAAAATCTAGCCATATCCTCTAGTGCGTTTGAAACTTCGCTCTGTGCTTCTAACTTACTTCCCTTAACTCTTGTTTTGTTTATCATTGTCATTAAATTGTCAATCACAATAACTCTCGCATTTTGGCTTACTATCATACGTTCAATCGTATTTAGCAAGTCAGTATCTTCATCTTTAACCATAGTGCGGTCGTAAAGCATACATTTTCCACGATACCACTCTACAATCTTATCTTTTGCAGATTTCCGAACGTAACGCTTTATGTAATCTCTCCTATCTTCTTCCACTACATTTGCCGGTCCAGCAATTTGAAAATCAATCGCAGCCTTAAAAAGATAGTTTGGCATTTCTCCGGAATATACAAAAACATTGTCACCTTTGTTTAATGCTCTTGTTATAATCTGTCCTACGAAAGTTGATTTTCCTTTGCCTGATTTTCCAGTAACGATGGTAACAACACCGAATGGGATTCCTCCGCAAAGCAAGTTGTCTACATCCGCAATACCGGTCGGTATCTTCTCAATGCTGTATGGGTCAAGCTCCTTTACGTCTGCCAAATCAATCACATTGTCAATTGGCAACTTAACCGATTCTTCAACGCATTTCCTAACCTGCTCTGCTCCGTATTTGAGAAGTATCTCGTTAGCGTCCTTGCAGTCTTTATAATTATCCTCTCTGACGTGTTCTACACTGTCTTTTAGACGTTTTGCAAGTTCATCCAACAAAGATATTGATCCTTTCTCAAAATCTCCAAAAACGATGATTTTTTTCCATTTGCAAAGCCAATCCCAACAATAGGGAATCCATGTAAATCCTTTGGCGCCGGTTGGAACTGACACTGCGTTTGGTATTCCTGCCGTAGCAACTGCTAATGAATCACAATTACCGCTTACGCTTATCCTGCCGTTTTGTCTAACAAGTATCATGCCTGTATCAACCGAAACACAATAAACTCTTTGGTCTACTTCCTCAAACCTTTTATGAGTTTCAAAGCTCTGTGTACTCACATAACTTTTTCCCAAAAGAACCGATACTTTGTAGCAATAGCTTTTTATAAAATTACCGTTTCCGCCATTTTGCTTTGTCATTATCGTTGACATATAGCCACAAGACGATGCTATAAGTTGCATTACATCAGCATTGTGTTTTAATATCGTTGAATACTCGTATTGATTTCTTCCTTTTACCTTATTTCCATCCCACTTTACCATTTCCTCAATTATGAATTTCTTCTGTTTAACGCTTGTTCCAGTAGCAAATCCATACGGTAAGTATTTGGATGTAAGCCAATCCGGACAATGAAAGCATATCGAATCATAGTTACGTGAATCCTTGTTACACGAGTATGTAATATTTAATCTCTCCAAGATTTCTTTTAATCTCTTTGATTTTCGCTCTAATGCTATTGAGATTCTTACATACCTATCTGTTTTTGCTTTTATCTTTCCAGTGTTTTTTCTGTAGTCGATTGTTCCATCGGCACTTATGGCTATATACAAGGCAAACATTTCATCTGTCCAATCTTTGTATTCTTCCGAATCAATACTCACAGTAGTTGGAATCTTATATCCTGCACTTATCTTTTCTCCTGCTTTTTTCTTTACTACTTTCCCTTTTTGGTTCAGAAATACAAGATTATGGTCGTCCGTGGTGTACGTTTCATAATTTCCACCAATTTCACACCTAACCATCTTTCCGATGTGTCTTTTGATTATCAGTCTTTGTGGTCTTATAAACGTACCGTTCATTTTTTCATCTACTTGCAATACGTTTTGACCGGAATAATTTTCAAAAGAAACCCATCCATCTGGAGTTAGTATTTCAGCTTTTCCATCAAAGCACTGTCCCTCTGTGACTACGAGCGTATCAAAACTATCATCACATTGTTTCATTCCAAACAATATCGGTTTTGTGCTTGCTTCGCACCACTCCTTGTTGGCGTCCTTTGCCTTGTCAAAATCCGTTTTTCTGTACTTGACAAATTGCAGTACACCTTCTTCGTCATAGAACGGAAATACAAGAATGTTTGGATGGCTAGTCTGTACGGTAATTTCGTACTTTTTGGCAACTTCTTCGGATATACCACGGCTTTCCAAATACTGAATTGCTTCCGGCTTTGGTTTGATTGCTTCCTTGGGTTGTTTCAACCGCTTGTATCTTTTCTTTGGACGGTAATACTCGTCAACCTCGTTGCCAAGCGAAAAATCAAAGTCCTTTGAAAGCGTTACCATGTTGCCTGATATTCCACAACTGGCTCTTAAGCACTTAAACTGTCCAGTTTTAAGGTTTATCGAAAACGTGCGAACATTTCCTCTTGTGGCTCTTGGCTTGCAATAAGGGCAAGTCTTAAAAAACAGTTCGCCACCGTGTTCCTTAACCTCAATTCGAACATGACGAGCAAAGTTGTAAGCATCATCTGGATTAAACTCGTAAACTTTATATCGCATTACCAGTCTTCACCTACTTCCTCTTCCTCAACTTCCGGAACAACCTCTTCCGGCTCTGCTCTAGGCTGCGCAATCTTTGGAGCATTTTGAAGATAACTCTCAAACTTCGTTCCAAACAAAGTTTCTGGTCGCAAATATTCTTTCATCTTCTCATCTGATTTCCAATCGTTGCATTTACTGTCTATTACACGTTTGAAATCTTCCATGCTGAATTTTTCTTTAAGCCTTGCATTGATAAGGCTTTGTGTCTTTTTGGTACTGTATCTGTAACTTGCACCAGTTTTTTCATTCAAGTAATCAATGATTTCTTTCACCAAAGAAGTGTCCGTCGTGCTTTGCTCGACAATATCACTTTTCTTTTCTTCTCTTACCTTATCTTCTCTATGTTCCACTTTGTTATCAACTTGGTTACAATCTGTTTCCGAATAGTTGTCAGTGTGTTTCACTTCTGTGTAATTCTTGTTGTCGCTCTTACTACAATTTGGGTACATCTTGCCACATTTTAAGGTGACTCTCGACCTCTCATCTGTATACAGTGTTGGCGTGTACCTGTCCTTTGTAATTGAGTTGTGCAGAAACCAATGTTTGATAAGTACCACGTTAGAGTTTTCAAACGTGAGTATGTATCTCTTCCTTTCAAGAATTTCAAGGTCTTTTGGAGTTGCCTGGCATTCTCTTACAATTCGGTTTGGAGCATCTACAAATCCATCATCATCGGCTCTCATGCACAGATGAAAAAACAATCCTTGTGCAGTTAATGGCATATCCAAAAACACATCCGAACTAATCAATTTTCTTGAAAACATCCGCTTGTCAGCCATTCGTTTCAACTCCTTTGATTAATAATTCAACAACTTTTTCTCCTGCATTTCTTGGCGAACAAAAAACAAACTTAACGCCGTATTTCTTCTCCATAGTAATCATTGCCTTTGCCAACGTGGAACCAGCGGTAGGTCTTGCTTTTGGCAATTTTGTTGTTTTCCATTTACCAATCCGGTGCATATAAGCAATTTTGTTATATCGGTGAAGTCGTGGATTGTTCCACTTAAAAACATCTTCAATGGATTTGATTCCATCTTCGTTTTCTACCAATACATAAAGTTTGATTCCGTTGTTTTGAGCAAGAATACACTCATCACGAAATCTTCCATGCTGACGTCCGCAGATGTTTCCTACAATCTCCTGCATATCTTTCTTAGTATCTACAGATACATCATAAGTTCCAAGGAAATCCATCTTTTTAACTTTCATTCCTCTATCTTCCTTACGTGAAATAACATCAATAGATTTCTCGTTAGCAATTATGTAATCACCAACCGGAAGCGGCACTCTTTTAACCTCAATGTTGGAATCACTCCAGTAATGATGTTTTTTCAAATGCTTTCCGCTCTGCTGCCCCTCATCTTCAAAAATAACCATCTAAATCACTTCCTTTCTGCTTATTATTTAGCGGTCACGCTTGGCAACCGCCATAGGCTCTAGTTAAAAGGTAATCCATCCTCAATACCATCCGGAATGTTCATAAAATCATCATTTGCTGCTGCGTTTGGCTGTGGAGCACCGCCACCAAAGTTTCCACCCTGGGCTGCGTTTGCATCCGCTGTGCTTTTGCGCTCTGCAAATTCGATTTCTTCAGCAATAATCTGGACACTGTATACTTTTTCACCGTTGTTGTTGGTGTAATTGTCGTTCTGAATACGACCGGTCATCAACATACGGGAACCTTTGCGAAAATATTTTTCCACAAATTCAGCCTGACGGCCAAATGCAGTACAGTTAAAAAAATCGGTATCGGTATCACCCTGACGGGCAAAACGACGATTTACTGCAATGCCAAATCTGGCAATAGCCAATGAATTTTCACCCTGGGAATAACGAATCTCAGGGTCACGGGTCAGATTACCCATTAAAATTACCTTATTCATTGATTATTCCTCCATTTCAAATATTGCACTTAATATATCTTTATATTTTGCGATAGCCTCTTCGTTTGCTTTAATACTGTCTTGATATTTTTCAGCAAGCAATTCTTTTGCATATTTCACATTTGGTTCTTCTAACACAACAATATTGTGATGATATCCAAACAAACGTCCTATATCTGATTTACTAATATATGCGTTATAAATTTCTCTCGGAAATTCGTCTTTTGGATAGTACGTTTTTGGTTTCTCAACGACCTCGCATTCCTCAAATTTAACATAGGGTTTCTCTTTGCAACCCATAGAGTCATTCTTCAAAATGTAAAAATATAACTTCATATTTTCTCCTTTCAAAAAGGATAAAGGTTAAAATCAACCTCTAAACCTTTCTCTGCAACATAAACTTCTGTGTCATATTTAAGCGTTTCTACCACCTTTTGTTTGAAAAGTGTTGGATTTCCGCTTTTATCTGATAAGTGTATTAGCACGACATTTCGCAATGCCGGATTATCGTTAGTAGATATGAATTTAAGCGCCGTATCAAGGCTCATATGCCCTCGTAGACGGTGTTCATAATTCGGTTCGTTACGGTCAACAAATTCCATCGAGTAGTTACATTCACACATGACGTGTTCTACTTGCAATCCAGAGAAGTTATACTTGCAATATTCCAAGTCTGTTAAAAACAGTAACTTACCCATTTCCTCATGCTTGATTAAATAGCCGTAACACTCGATTTCCGATTCATGCGGTACATTAAACGGTGTAACTGTAAAACTGCCAATTTGGTACTCTCTAAGCGGTTGTATGGCTACCGTACGTTCTCCAGTAGAATCTTTAATTGCCTTTTGAGTTTCAATCGCCGTGTAAACAGTGATGCCAGATTGCACAAAGTCTTTTATATAGCGTGCATGGTCTCCATGTTCGTGACTTACAATGCATCCGGAAACATTTGCTATTTTCCAATCAATCATTTTCTTAAAATCAAGAAATTTGCATCCGGCTTCAATGGCAAGGATTTCTCCATTGTCGGCAATTAAGGCGTATGAGTTACCGGACGAACCGGAACCTAAGACTTTAAGTTTCATTGCTTTCTCCAATCTCTGAAAACTTTGTATAAATCTTATTTTCTGCATAATAGAGGTTATAATCGCACTGCTCGATATACCACCATAATTTCTTGTGTCCAAACCTCAATATGTCCTGCCAATAATCAGTAACCTCATAGCCTTTATCAACAAGCTGTCTGAAACTCAACTCATCAATCTCGTTACTATCATCTACGAACATTGCAATATTCATAATCTGTTCAAGCGTGAAGTCTTTTGTTACCACATAGACAACTCTCACAATCTCATTTCCAGTTCTGTGAATGTGCTTCAACTGCTCAAATGTATTTGGATGATACACTACTCTTTTGCAGTCGTAGAACGGAAATGTACTTTCGTCTGTCATGTAGCTTGTATGCATTTCAACTGGAATACTGTATGTAGCACAATTAACATGATAATTATTCACAATCGAAAATAGCTTTCTGTACCAATCAACATGCTTTTCATACTCATGTAATGGGTCTCCACCGCCGGAAATGGAAATAATATCTCTATTTGTTTCTTTTAAAGCCTTGGTCAGATTATCAAGACCGCCAAGTGTTGTTTTTGGCACTTTAATACCGTTTTCTCTGACGATGCAATACGGACACTTGCCGTGGCATCCAAAATTTGTAATAATACTTAAATATTTTTCCATAGGCTACTCCAATTCTTCTCCAATTCTTCCTCTGCCGGAAAGTGAAAATACCCATTCAGATTATTAAATTCAACCCGACTACAAGAATCTTTTACAATTACAGTTCCAAAACCGCCTTTCATTGCGGTTTTTATTGTTTCGTCAAAATTCTCCGGAATGTCCGCATTTGTGATAAATTTGCCTGCATATGCAACTCTAAGCATTTCAACTGCTTTTTCTGCCTTGTCTTCACTCGAATAAGTAGCCATCATGACATTATCATCACTTCCAATAGCACGGCAGTAAATAACCTCTTCCTGTCTCCAAACACAACACATATCGTATGGCATATCAATTGTTCCGTTTTGGTTTATAATTCTCATTATTTTTTCTCCCTCTTAGCGCAATCCGATGCAGCAATCGCTCCAGCAAAAAAATTCATAAGGTCTTCTCTTCTAAAGATTTTTTGAAGTTCAAATACGATTAAAGCAAAATCCTCTATCACTTCCATTGAGTATCCTTTGATTTTCACATTTTTATGGTTACTACTAATCATAATTATTCCTCGCTTTCTTTTAATTCAAAAAGTCAATTTCGTTGCTATCATCTTTGGAATCTTCCTCATCAACTACTTCTTTATCCTGTTCTGTTGCGGCGCAATCTTCAATGACTGTTGTTGCGTCAACATCGACAATAAATGGCTTTGAGTTTGCATTTTCCTCAATATCATTTTCAACATCAATAGCGGTTCTATCGTCTGTTTCTGTTGATTCTGCGTTGTCATATGCATCGTTTACGGATTGTGTACCGTATGTACGAATGATGTACTTTAAGGCACGGTTTTTGACCGTTTTCATAGCCATCTGGTCCGTAAACTTCTGATGAGTTCCGGAACCAGTCTCTTTATAACCAAATCCCTGTTTCCAAGATTGCTTAATCATTGCCATACTCATAAGTTCTACATACTGGCTACCATCATCCATAGTAACAATTGCATAAGCACCAACAATCTTATCTTTGTCGATGTTAAGAAAATCCTGCGAATGTGAATCAATTACGATTCTTGCATTTTCAATATGGTACTTAAATTCGTCACCATCATAGATGCACATGGCGTCAATGCTTTTTAATCCGTATCTACGTGCGATGCAAGTATTTCCGTACACCGAAATCTGACACTGCAATTTACCGCCGTATGCTACCGGATAGCACTGTTTTTTCTGCATGGAAACTCCAAGGGTAACCATGTCCATCAAAGTATTTGCAATAGATGTCTGTGAGCAAGATTGCAATACTGGATTCTTTGAATTGTCTTTTGTTTCTTTCAAAATGAGATATGCTCCCATAAGTTCATTCTGATAGTTATAATCAGGTGGGAAAGTAAGACCATACTCTTCTTTCTGCTTTAACTGCAATACCAATCCATCAACAAATGCATTGTTCACAACAAGTCCTGCCTGTTCTTTTTCTTTAGTATTTGCTACTTCTGTTTTTTTCTCTGCCATAATTATTTTTCCTCGCTTTCTACGGCATCTGCCGGCTCTTCATACTTCTTTACAACTGCTACTTTTTCAGCACCATAGGATTCAACCCACTTCATATCAACTGATTCATCAGTGACCGTCAATTTTGTTCCTTTTGCATTTACAACGGTATCTCCGGCTTTTACAGAATCCTCTGTGCGGTATGTATAACTTCTTGTGCTGTTTGGAAATTTTGCTTTTATGTACTGCATGTCTACCTCCTCAATCGCAATAACTCCGGCTGCAATGCGGACAACCTGTAACTAACTCTTTTCCTGCTTTTTCCACATCAATTCCGGTGATATAATGCCCTGTCACTTCTCCGGTAACCAAATTTTTGCGTTCATGCTCAATAGGTTTGTAGATTTGTTTATTACACCGAAAGCATCTACCGCTACGCGGAGCAAAGTGCGGATATCCATTTTCTTCACAAAGCTTTCTTTGAGCTTCAATACTTTTGCTTACATCAAACTGTTTTCCGGATACTTCTTTCATCCTATACGCCCTCCACTTTCAACTGTTTGTCCTCGGAAACGCTCAAAAGAATTAACTGCGCATCCATATCCGGCACATTGAACTCATTCAGTGATTCAGCATTGTCAATAAAAATAGGACATTCAACGCCATACATCTTGCTCAAAGAACGGATAATATCAAGTCCGGCTACGATTCTGTGACCGCTATTCAAAGTTGAATACGGTACACCATTAACCGTACATTCACAACAATCTCTCATACCACCATTCAACTGCATTTCAAAAAGTTTGAAATTTACAGTGTCAAAATGGCTATTGATGGATTCAGAAATCTTGTTAAGTTTGAACCGAATAAATTCTTCCAAAAGATAAATAATCTGCTCTTGGTTGGCAACTTTCTGTCCGATTACTTTCTTCTCGTCCTGCAACTCTGCGATTCTCTCGTCAATCCCCACATTCATAGATGCTTTAGCAAGGATTCCTTTTACAGAATCCAGTTCAGATTCCATTTTTTTCTTCTCGTCTTGCAACTCTGCGATACGCTCGTCGTATTTGGAAGATTTTTCTTTTTCAATTTCAGCAAGAATCTTTTCCCTTTTTTCATGCAGTTTCATGTATTCCTCATTCTGCGTATAGTCCGCTTCCTTAGGGATTTCATCTAACTGTTTGGAAAAATCTTCGTTCTTTGCAAGTAATTCCTGCTCACGTTTTTTCAAGGATTCAATCTCTACATTTAATTCCTTGTTCTTTTCTGTTAAACCGTCAATGGTATGCTTCTTGTCGAAACCAAACGCTTTAATGCGTTCCAAGTTATCCTTTTTCTCTGACATAAACGCTTCCTTGGCATCCGACAATCTCTTAGCAGCACTTTCTTTGGCGTTCACTTTTCTTGATTCAAAGTCAGCCTTTAACTGCTCAACCTTGTCTTCCGGCAATGGCTGTCCGCACAAAGAACATACGGTACTGCTTTCATCAAACACCCATTTCGATTCGTCAAACAAAAACGGTGTTTCATCAAATACCTTTGCTTTTTCGGCGTTGTACTGTTCGCCTAATTTCTTTCGTTCGGCGTCAGCATCAGAAATGCTTCTGTCATTTAATTTAATTGCATTTTCAGCAATCTGAATCTTATTTCTTGTATTCTCCAGTTCACAAGTAACTTCCGCATTGGACGATTCTATTTTTCTTTTCTTTTCAGACAAGGAATCGTTCATGCTCTGCAAAATACCTGACATATCCATTTGCAATCTCATGTCCTCGTCTCGCAATTTCTTTAATACACCATTAGTATCTGAAATTTTTTCGTCAATTTCAGAAATGCGTCTTTCCAAGTCTGATTTTTTAAGTTCCTGCTCTGCGGCATCTACATCAACTTTGGATTTTTCAGCTTCGTCAATCCGGACCGGAATTTCAGCCTGTTTCTTCTTCCACTCCGAAAGCATCTTTTGGAATTTTGAGCGAATATCTTCAACTGACGGTGCTTTTTCCAATTCACTAATCAACGGTAAAAACCTTTCGTCTGTCTTTGCCAGTTCTACGTCCGAAAAATCATCAACAAGTTTCATTAAGATTTTTCTCTGGTCTTTCCATTTCATAGAGTTGAAATACTGCGGATTTGTAAGCATTTTAAACATATCCTCGCTCTTTGCAAGTCCGGCAACATATTCCTTGAAATCCGATTCACTCTTTGGGTAGCCGTCAATCTCAAATGAATTGACATTTCCCTGCAAAGAAACTGTATCTGTACCTCTTTTCTTAACCCAGTTCTGCTTCTGAACCTTTGAAAGTTCAACTTCCTTGCCATCCACATCTAAGACAGCAACAACCTTAATTTCCACATCATCAATGCGTTTTCCATCCTTATCTAATGGACGAACATTGAATTTCTCCTCTCCGGCACTGTTCTTGTTAAACAGAAGCCATGTAAAAGCGTCAAACACCGTTGTTTTACCACTTGCATTTTGACCTTTGATTTTTGTTTTCTTGGAAAAATTTACATCAAGGCTTTTAATCCCTTTGAAATTTTCCAAGTGCAATGATTTCAAAATCATTTCTCATTCTCCTTTCTGATTTCTTTGACTTTTGAAACTGATACTTCAAAAGCGGTTTTTACTGCTACTGTGCCATCGTCCATCTGCTTGTGATATTCACGACTCTGCAATCTTCCGATAATTTCCAGATGAGTACCTACATCGCATTTTGAAACGTATGTAGCATATCTCCCCCATGCTATACATGGAATATAGTCGGAGCCGTATTGTCGGTTGCTTGCCGCAATGACATCGCATACTCTTCTATTGGAAGCAGATGTGCGCCGTAAATTAGGTTGAATGCAAATATGCGCATCCATTTTTACTTCATTTACGTCCGGCAATGAATTTACCTCTCCACCGCACATGGCATCCTGCACAAATACATAAATGTGCTTATGATTTTTTCTATTGATAGTCCGAATTTCTCCTTGTACTTCAATCTTCTCGTGTTCTATAATCGAACACTTTTCCAGAATAATCTCTGGAACCAAGCAGATTAGAATATCCTCTTTCTTGCTTTTTCTTTCGCTTTTTAAGCGAAATTCATAAAAGTTCTCACCATGCGACGAATGAGAGAATTTAATCTTACTCGCCACGGTACCTCTTAATAAAATTGTATTCATCTTGACTTTTCACTCCTTATTTGATAAAATGAGCGCAAATAACACATAGTTATTTACTACTGGAATAGCAGTTTGATTTGCGGTCAAGGGTGCTATTCCTTTTCTTTTCTGTATGTTCCCGGTTCATTTGCATAAAACTCTCCGTCTTTCACATAAATTGCACCAAGTTCAATTAAATTTGCAATCAATTCTGGTGTTGCCGGTTTAGCATCTGTCTTAATCATTGTCACTCATCCTTTCCTAATATAAATACTGTTCTTCTTTGCACTCCGAATCTCTCTGTGTCTGCATGAGATTCAAAGTATATGTCAATTCGATTCCCCTTTATCGCACCGCCGCAGTCCTCGGCTATAAATGTTCCAAGACCTTTGATTTTTACCTTTGTTCCATACGGTATGACTTTAGGGTCAACCGCTATTGTTCTTCCCTGCTTTGGTATCTTGCCAGTAGAAGTTATCTTTCCGTACCCCTCTGAACAATCGCAACAAGGACAATATGCAGTTATCAAGAATTGAACGCCTTTCCTTTTCTTGTGATTCTTCTTTGACTTTTTCTTTTGCTTTATGTGTTTTGCGGATTCCAAAAAACTGTTCGTATTTGCATTTGGAATCACATTTACCTGCGGTTCTTCTGTTTTTATAAATAACGTATCTTCTTGTGTATATTCCGGCTCGTAAGCGTATACGTCCTTAAATCCGCTTGCCACCGTTATAATAAGAAGAAATGTCAGAACCGCCAATATCATCTTCTGAATAATAGGCTCACTCCCTTTCTTCCAAAAGCAGACGGAATGTTTCTTTTCCATTTGGAGTGACATACATCTGCTGTCCTGCCCAACCGTTCTGCTCGTTGTGCTTGTCCTTTAAGACAAACAAGCCGTTCCCGCTCTCTGCGTATTTGGCATATGGACGCAACTGTTTGTGTTTCCCCTGCCGGAACACATATCCTTTTTCAATAAGGAAAGAAACAAATGCCTTTTCTCCAACACCAAGTTCCTTTGCGGTGTCACGGATGTTGGTATTCAATTTCTTATCTACCAAAGCGTCAAAGTAATTTGCCTTTGGTGTCATTTCCTCAATCTGCTTGTCCTTTTGAGTTATGATGTTCTGTGCCACAACTAATGCGTTGGCTACAATCTGTTCCGGAGTAAGATTCTCCTGATTGGCAATGTAACCGCCATTCTTGCGGATAGATGGAAGCACCTCGCCAGTTACCCATTTACGAAACTTCTTTGCATTCGGCTTATCACTACGGAGAATAACAGCATACAATCCGCTTTCTGTAACAAACCAAGTCTCGCCCTGACGGGGTAAGTCTAACTTACACCGCTCGTCATCTTCTAATCTATCCGCTACACTTCTGCTATTTGTAAGTTCAAGTGCCTTACACACATCAGCCAAGCAAAACATAGGCTCATTATCCTTTGTAATGGTACGGATTTTTCCAAACTCTGAATTTTCAAAAATCTGTAAATCGTTCATGTCTACTCCTTTCTTTACTCAATAAAATAGGAAATTTCTACACCAAAGTAATTCGAAATCTTAATCAGTTTATCCGTCTTTGGCATTGATTTCCCAGATTTCCAATCCGAAAAAGTACTTCTAGCCAATCCGAGTTCATCAGCCAATTTATAAAAGGTAATGTTTCTCGAATTAACAAGCAATTCTAACTTTTTAAAACTTTTCTTTCTATTTCCCTTGTCCAAAATCTCATCTCCTTTCTTGACTTGCGTTAGGATTTTCGTTATAATAAATAAGCCATTTTAGGTAAATTCATCTTAGGAGGTGTATACCTTGAAAGCAATTTTGAATTTGCCTGTTCCGCATTTGCAAGGTCGCAATCGTGAAGCCACAGCACGTTAAAATGGAGTGAAATGTAACATCAAGTGTAGCGTAGCCGAACAGAGAAGTTCGTTAAAAACTCGAGGTTGACATTCCGATATTTGTCACACTACACCGCTTGTTCCTTGCAATCTGCCAACTAATGGCAATAAATTATGCTGAACCCAAACTGCATAAGTGGCAGAGTGCTTTAAGAAGCATTGGTGTCGTACAATGCGTCGAAAGACTGCAAAGTGCATACGGTATAAAAATTGGGGTAAAGGACTGTTAGTGACGGCACACTAACAGTCTTTTTACCGAAAATCCTTTTTAGTTGTTCGATTTTCACAACTATGTCTTGATAAAAGTTAGAAAATCGTATATACTATGAATTGTGCAAAAAACATAATATAAATTTCTCAATTTTGAATTGGTTGAGATTTCCTAACTTGTTTTTATAATACATTAGGAAGTCTTGTTTGTCAACCCTAAAAGTTGAGAAATTGCAACTTTTTTTGATAAGGAGATTTTCTATGTACGAAAGATACTGTAAATTAAGAGATTTAAAAGGTTTAAATGATGCAAAAGTAGCAAGATATTGTGATTTTCCCAAAAGTACATTTTCCGATTGGAAAAAGGGTAAAAGTGAGCCTAAAATTTCAAAAATTAGAAAAATTGCAGAATGCTTAGATTGCTCTATTGATTATTTGGTTAATGGAAAAGATAAAACATATTCAGAAGAAGATGCCCTTTTGGACGCTCATATTTCAGAAGATGTAGAACTAAAAGAAGCCATTAAGAAATATTATACCCTCGATGAGAAAGCCAGAAAATATATCTTAGAGGGAATTGACCTGCTTTGGATAGCAAACAAAACTGATACTAAATAATAATTTTTATACCTTATAAGTATTGCCTTTTAATCTTTCTTTTTCGGCAATGTATTCACAGTAATATCTCAACGAATCTACGTTTTTCATCTGAAAAATGATTTTCTTCAACTTTCTTCTATATTTCCTGCGTTCTCCTATCATAAATTTCCTCCTAGCATATAATTGTAGGGAAAGGGGAATTTGCAACCCCTCTCCCAAACCGAAACTTGATTACATGGGATTACCATGTAATATATTATATGTAGGATTCAAAAATATTATTCATCCTTTTCGGGTTTTCCCTCTTTTTTCTGCCAACTGTGCTTTCAACCGCTCGTTCTCTTCCTGCAAAGCAAAAGCCTTAAACTCCGTCTTTGCAAGCAGAACCTTAAGTTCTGCGATTTCAGCAGACAATTTCTTCTCCACGTAGTCAATGATTGTGATTTTGTTTTCATCCATTTCTTTTTACCTCCTAAATTTTGAATTATTTATTGTAACACTGGGAATATTACTATTCCGTTCAGGTTATCATTGGTTATGTCGTTATACTGTGCATTAACGGCTAGGTTTCCAGTATTAGCATTAAAAGCCACTCTAACACATTCACCTCTACCAGTTATCATGTTGTGATACTGGACAACATCTGCTGCACCGGAATCACCAGGCATTAGCTCTGTTTGAACAATGCTCGCCCAAGGTGATGCTGAAGCGATTGGATAGTTGCGAAATACTACGGCTTTGAATAATCCACCATTCATTGTAATACCATATAAAATGGCTGAACTAGGTGTCGTTGTTGTCACACTCGAACAATGCTTTTCAAAAGCAACATTAGCATTTAATGTAGTGGTTCCAGCCCCATTAACTCTACCAATTGAAATACTTCCTCCATAACTGTTTAAATATAAAGTTGTCGCAGCATTGTTCTTGTCGACTGCTTGAATCGTTCTTTGTCCAAGATTCATATGATTTCTAGTATTAGACGAAATTTGTAAGTCGTAATTCGTCAGTGATGCATTATGATTAGAGTGTATTTTAAGGGGGGAATCGACCGTAAATGGAAATGTTTCCGAGAGTTCTCCATTTTCATATAAACTATTAGCCACATACCCTAATCCATAACTAGTTTTTTTTCGCACTACTCCGTCTGGTGTTAATTCGGATATGGTTATATTTCCGGCATATGAATCAGCAAACTTCGTTCTAAACCATGATTGTTTTATATTT